AGAAGGCTCACCGGTTTGAACACCGTTATCATTCATAATGTTTATAAATTGCTGACGAAGAAGACCATCAAGAGCAATACGAAGATCAGCATTGCGTCTAGTGACAACATCAATATCAGCATTATAAACTTGGTAGTTATTATAGGTGTTAATGAACTCTCCTATATATTTTTCTTTAATAGGAGTAATAAAATCAACATCTCTAATCTTACCGGGCAAATCTTCTTTTCTACCATTAACGGAGTTGTAGGTCGCCATTACATACTTGTAAGTAGATTCATCTACAATCCCATTCGCAGCGTCAAGAAAGGCTTTAATATCTGCTTTATCATTATTAGAATGAGCAGTAGCAATAACCCAATCACACATAGCCTTAGTCCAAACAGCTCCACGCTTAGTAGCTTCCGAAGCAAAAACATCAGGCTTTTCTAAAGAATTAGGAATCTTAGAAGCATCCATTTAACGACGATTTAAACGATTTGCAATACGTCTGTCATTATTCTCTGTATTGCCTTCAACAAGACGCTTAGTATTTAAAGAGTCTGCAAGAAAGACATACATAGCAACAATAGCAGCACTAATATGGTCGAAGTTACCCTCAGCAGTAAATCTCTGACACTCTAGAAGCAATCGAACACTACTAATAGACTTAAGTCTACGAATAGGTTTACCATCAGCAGTATATGAAAGAGGTTCATAAATAAACTCCTTTAGCATACGAAGACCATTATATTTCTTATCACCATCACCAATTACAATACCATAATCATTATTGTTAGGATTAGTCAATTTACGAGTATTGGCATTAGTTGGATCAAGCATTAAGTAACGTCTAAGTTTATATTTAATGAAGTTAGAAACAGTCTCACCAGTACCAGCTTCCGGACAACATTCAGCATTATACATAAGACACATACCCATAGTGACTATATCGTTTTGCTCCATTGTGTCCAAACGTCCTATATATTCGCATACAAGTAGTTTTTGATTTGGATATGGAGTAATAGTATTACTACGCATCCATACTTGCGCAGAATAAAGAGAATGTTTATCTGTTACATCTTTTTGAGCCTTATCTACCTTATACGCATCCACAACGGTAAAGTATAAATCTTTAGGAACTTCACCATTCACTAAGAAGGGGCGATAGTACATTCTAACGCAACCATGAGTATCATCACGAGAACCATGCGGAACTTGATTAACAAACTCATAAAATCTACCTTTACCAAATATATCACGTTTAATACATTCGGCTTTCGGTATAAATTCAGCTCTATTAGAATTACCTAAATCATTAACAACAATCCAACCGTCTTGAAAGAATCTAGTAGCATTGTCATTAATTAAATCTGAAACGTGTAGATTAAGTTCAGGAGAAGCGAACATATTCTCTGTTGTATTAATGAACGCTTCGGCAGGAGTATTAGCACGCTGTGCTTTATAGATTATATGAGTTTCACTATCATTATTATGAAAGTGATTCTCTTTATCTTGTTTATCCCAAGCATAAGCCGTGAATATAATTGAATTACCACGTTCAACATAAGGTTCACAATCCCATACTTGTGGAAAGAAGAAACCACATACTTCATGACGTTTATTAATATCCCAAACGTTTTCCATGCAAAGCATCTTATTCATTTTGGGATTATAAAAGGCTTTACTAAATGCAGCCCAGTTAGCACCTTTAGTACCACCCGTACCATAAACACGAATGGTACCAACAGATATAGCACCAGATTCTGTATTAGATAAAGTAACGTCAAGAGCTTTTTGGAGATTAGGAAACTTACCTGCTTCTTCAAAGTCAATCTCAATAGCTTTCTTACCTACAGCAGCGGATTCATTTTTACCACAAGCAACGCTATAAAGATTAGACATCCAACCAAAATTTTTAAGGCCTTTAGTAGATACACGATAACCTAGAAGTATATCATCAATAGCCTCAGAAATATAACCACGACGCCAAAATGTATGTTCCTCAAAATGGTCAAGACATTTCTTAGCCATAAATGTAGTAGCACCTTTATCTGTAAGATAAGCTAATTGGTCAGCAGCAAGAGTCACTGTAACATTTGGAAATAAATTAATTGTATTTGCAGCTTGACTACCACGTTTATATGAGAAACCTTTACGACGAGCTTTAGCCTTAGTAAGATGAAACTTATTATTAGCTATAAATTCATCTATTTTAAAGTTCCAATAATCACCATCCCAATAACGAGGAAAACCCATAACAGTTTCAACGTATTCAGCACCTTCACGTTTAAGTCTTGCACGTTCTTTATCATTAGGTGTACGTTCAATACGACCATAATTAAGATAAGTATAATGTGCACCGGTTATACGTAAAGGTTGAAGTAAACTTTCACGTTCCTCATCAGTAGTATTAACATCAAAGAACTTAGGAATATCTTTATAATAAAGTTTAGCTTTAATAAAAACACCTTTCTTACGACGAGATGTTTCTCTTTGCCAAAATGATTCATAAGCTGGAGTACTAGGGTCATAATCACAATACGTACCATATTCATCAAAAGTATCAGCAGCTTTAGAAAGTCTTTCTATATTAATAACAATGAAATCAATATTCATAAGAATACCACCAGAGTTACCAATAAGAAAATCATTATCCGGATCATATAAAGGCTTATTAGTAATATAACTAATACCCTC